TATGATAGATGGGCACAGTGATTGGTTTATGTCTGAGTTTGAGCAATTTACAAAACGACAAGAACTAGAACGTGCAATCCTTAAAAGTGCAGACATGTTAGAGAAAGGTGAGTATGATCCAGTTGAGAAACTAATTAAAGATGCGGTACAAATTAGTTTAACCAGAGACATGGGCACAGATTATTTCCATGACCCCAAATCTAGAATTGACAAATACTTTAACAGTGGTGGACAGGTTAGCACAGGTTGGCCTGCCATGGATAGAATCTTATACGGTGGTATGAGCCGCGGTGAACTTAATGTCTTTGCAGGTGGTTCAGGATCAGGCAAGTCACTGGTTATGATGAATATTGCATTAAATTGGCTACAGCAAGGGCTTAGTGGCGTTTACATCACACTGGAACTTAGTGAAGAACTAACTAGTTTGCGAACAGATGCTATGTTAACAAACATGAGTACAAAAGACATCCGCAAAGACATTGACACTACTACCATGAAAGTTAGACTAGTAGGCAAGAAGTCTGGCAAGTATCGTGTTAAGGCACTAGCAGCACAGAGTAACATCAATGACATTCGTGCATACTTAAAAGAAGTACAAGTGCAAACAGGCATGCCTGTTGACTTTGTTATGGTTGACTATTTGGATTTGTTGATGCCAGTTAGTGCCAAGGTAAGTCCTAACGACTTGTTTGTTAAAGACAAGTATGTTAGTGAAGAACTCAGGAACCTGGCAAACGAACTGGGCATCTTACTGGTAACAGCAAGTCAGTTGAATCGTAGTGCAGTAGAAGAGATTGAGTTTGATCATAGTCACATTTCAGGTGGCATAAGTAAGATTAACACCGCAGACAATGTGTTTGGTATCTTTACAAGTCGTGCAATGCGAGAACGTGGCCGTTATCAAATACAATGTATGAAGTCACGTTCGAGTACTGGTGTTGGCATGAAGGTTGATTTGGCATACGACATTGACACCATGCGGATTACAGATTTAGGCGAGGATGAGCAGGATAATCGCCCGCAAGGAAACATTATGGATCAGATTAAAAATAAACCAGTGGATAAAGATCCAGAAGTTGGTAAGATTACAGCAACTGTACAGAGCAGTAAACTTAAAGACATGCTGGCAGGCTTAAAGCAGAATGACTAGAAAGTATTAAAATTCATGTTTGATAAAAAAGTATTATGTCTTGGTGACACCGGTGAAGACACTGACTTAAAGGTTAGTGAGCTTGCACACACAAACAACACACAAAATTACGGACTAATTAGCGACAGAGATTATATTCCTGAGAAGTTTGGCTACTACCATACTACGACCGTTGATCTTAATCTCGGCGATATTATTGCTATCCATGGGCATTTTGATAAAATTATATTGTTAGCACAGCCAATTGAACAATGGAGCCACCCAGAGGTATTTGTTAGCACTTATAAAATTTTAGCTGATCTTAAAGAAAAAGAAATTGAAGTTGAATTTCAGGATCCTAGTACAGTCGAATCTATAAAATTTTTTATGGATTTATTAGAATCAAACAAAGCATTTTGCATTTATCCGTTTATGCACTTACTAGAACAAGACGGCAATGCTGTAGTATGTGGAAGATCGTTTACCCCGATTAAACCATTGGCCGCAATTAAAGACTGGCAAACAGATCCAGACTATACAAAAATAAGAGAGCATATGATAGCCGGACATCAGATTCCAGAACACTGTAACTACTGTTATAAATTAGAATCCAAGGAAGGTGACAAGGGTGTTAGATTTCACGACACTATTAAGTGGACATCTGTTCTAGGAATAAAGAATTTAAATGATCTTAAAAAAATAAAAAATCCTGCGTATGTTGAAGTACGAGTTAGCAATAAATGCAACATAAGATGTCGGTCTTGCACTCCTCGATATAGTCACCTCATTGACAAAGAATTTGAGTCTATAGGGACAGACATTGAGGAGTTTAGCAATACAAAAACTTGGCCTAAGTATTCTAGTTTTAATATGGTTGATTTAGACACTGCACACACTGTGTATATTACCGGAGGTGAACCTACCATAATGCCTGAAGTTTACCAATTTTTAAGAGACTGCATATCAAACGGACGTACAGACATTAATTTAATGATGAATACAAATGCAGTAACGCTTAGTACTACTCTACTAGAATTATTTTCACAATTTCCAAATTTAGGATTTAGTTGTAGCCTTGACGGGGTAGGACTAGCAAATGATTATATTAGATGGGGCAGTAAGTTTGACACGACTGTAAAGAATATTAAACGCCTGCAAGCGCAAGGACATCATGTAGCATTTATTTCTGTCATATCTATCTATAATGTTGATAAGATTGGTGAGCTTTTTGAATTTTTTGACACTGAGTTTACAAAATGTCCTGTACAGTTACAACACGGAGGGTTTGAAGGCAACATAATTGATTGTTTTAATCGACCAGATCATAAATCTTGTATTGAGAGTTTAACTAGAGCAAAAAATACCAACGTATATTATAATTACAGTCGTGGTACTAAAAGTATTATCGACACAATGTTATTGCATTACTCTAAAAATCCTAAATTAGATGAAGAACGTTTTAATAAATTTTTTAGATACAATGATACTCTAGATAGATCACGGAAATCTAACTTAAACGACTATTTGCCAGCATTGCATGAACTTAGGAGGTATACACCATGAATAAGTTTGATAACGAATACTTCTGTGTGCTTCCTTTTTATGGCTATGAGTTTACACTTAGTGGCAGTACCCATTGTTGTTTACTACCTAATGGGTATGACATTGAAGAAATCCGCCAAGACATACTAGATAAGAAAAGATCCAAATGGTGTACTGCATGTTGGAAGTTAGAAGATGCTGGATTAATTAGTGACCGCTTACTTAAAAACTCAGCCATGGATTTTTACATAGATAAAGATATTAGATTTATTGAGCAAGATGTAAGAGACGGAAAATATAGTCTCCAGTTAGTAAAAGTTAGTAGCAGTAATCTTTGCAATGCAGCATGTGTTACTTGCAACCCAGGATCATCCAGTCTATGGGCTAGTTTAGAAAGACAGGCTGGGATTAGTGATGTTAGATATAAATCAGTGTCTCAAAATGTTGTTGACTCAATTGAATACAGTAAATTAGTTAGTTTAAACTTATTGGCTGGTGAGCCTATGTATGAAAAACTAACATTTGTTATGTTACAGAAGTTAGCAGATTCAAATAACTTTGATTGTTTTGTTCAAATTACTACAAATGGATCCATTGCTCCTGATGGTGAACGACGAGAACTACTACAGAAGTTTAATAACCTAAACTTTAATGTCAGTATAGACGGGACAGGAAAAGTATTTGAATATATGCGATATCCACTTAAATGGGAAGACATAAAAAATAACATTAACAACCTAAGAGAACTTACTGACAATGTTAGTGTAAGTTATACCACTAGCAATATTAACGTCATGTATCATCACGAGACTGTAAACTGGTTTAAAGAGAACAACTTAAATTATCACTTTAATCCAGTAATTGACCCTGCTTACTTTAGGCCTAGTGCATTGCCAAGTGCAGTTAAACAAATTATATTTGACAAATTTGGTAGAACAGCCGACTTAAACTTTTTTATTGGCAACCATACTGAGCAAGATGATAAAGACTTTACAAGAATGCTCACTGTTATTAAACAGCAGGACTCGATGAAAAATATTAGTATTAAAGATTATCTACCTGAGTTAATAGAACTTATTAACCCCTGGGCTTAGGATTTTCCAGTTTAGCCAAGTAACTACTAATTACATGATCCCGCAATCCATCGAAGAATTGAAACTTACATAGTGCACGGTATCTTGCTCGTAACTGATCTTTGGTCCTTTGCCAAACTGTCGCGTTTCTAAAATCGCCGTAGTAGTTAATATACTGTAAATTACCGTAGTGTTTATATCCCATGATTTTTAACGGAACCTTGGGAACAACATCGTTGCTGTTAACAAATCTATAGTGAGTAAAACTACAATTACTACGCCAAACTCGATCACCTGTTCTTGGACAACCATATGTATAAACTGCTTCAACACGATCCTGTAACCTAGCGGCAACAACCATGGACATTCCACCACCTAAACTGTGACCACAAATGTACAGTTTCTTAGTTGGACTAGCATTAATGTATGCCAGCGTATCGTCGTATACCTTCTTAACTTCGTCATAAAATCCGACATGAACCCAACCGGCTGTTTTACTACGATGCTTCCATGCTTTCATATCAGCCAACACGTCTTTAAATTGTGTGGGTTCAGTTCCTCTAAACGCAACAACAATATCTTCCTTGTTAGTAAAGATCATGCATTGCGCACTTCCGTTACTGATTAGTTTATTCTTTAAGTAACCCAGTTCTTTTGCTAATGGTTTAGCTGTTTTTTCGTCCATATAAGCATATGAACTTAGTTTAGCATAATGTATTGCTAACTCTCTAGTAGTAGATTGCATGTGTTTGCTCCTCATGTTATACTATATTTAACGATAAATACTGAAAAATACGGATTAAAAACACCTATGAAAAGACAAACTCGCAGTATTCTTGAAGAACTTAACTCAGTCGTGTTAGAGCGTGATCGCAAACATTTAATTGAGCAACGCGGAAACAACATCATTACAAGTGCAATAAATCTCATTGAAGAGATATATCGCAACTATGATGCAGAAACTGCTGGAGATCTTGAACGCAGATTAGTTAATAGTATTCGAGGCAGAGACAGTAAGAAGTTTAAGCGTGGGTGCAAAAAGGCAGACAGCAATGACTAACAGGATAGTATTAGAAGGCGGCAACATCTTTAAAGACGAGGATGGAACTCCGGTAACACAGCGGATTAATCGTGCTGATGTTGATCCAACACTTGCTTGGATTGAAAAAATTACTGGCATCCCACACAAAGATTTTAAACTAGGTTCAACGGGTATTCGTGCCACATCAGGCGACATGGATATTGCTGTTAACCAAGCAGAGGTTGACAAAGCTGATTTATATAATAAACTAGCAGCATGGGCACAGCAGAATCATCCCGATGACGATGTTAGACAATGGGTAGCCAAGTCAGGCATCAGTGTTCATTTTAAAACACCAATCAATGGCGATCCCGAGCAAGGATATGTGCAAACAGACCTCATGTTTGGAGATCCTGAATGGATGAAGTTTACATTAAAGGGTGCTGGCGACGATACTCCATACAAAGGTGTTCATCGTAATATTCTAATTGCAAGTGTAGCAAAAGGCCTGGGGTTTAAATTTTCTCCCAAGGATGGATTAGTTAACAGAGAAACTGGCGACGTTGTTTCCAATAACCCTGATCAGATTGCAGAAATACTGCTGGGTCCAGGAAATAAAAGAGATGCACTTGACAGTGTTGAAAGTATCATTGCTAAACTTAAAAGCAACCCAGACTACGAAAAACTAACAGCAGATGCTCGGGAATATTTTGCAAGAGAAAACCTAACATTACCTGAATCAGTTACTGCAAAAGTGGGAACCACTGATTGGTTTAGTCAACTATCGGAGAGACTAAAATGAGACTCTGGGAATTTAAACAGCCCGTTAACCGTTCACTAGCAGAAGCTGCTCGTATCCAACATGCAGAAGATATTGTTTTCTGGGAAGGCAGTGCTGGTGCAACACGAGCCCTGCAAAGTCTACGTAACCTGGACCAAGGTGGGCATAAGGACGTAACAATCAAATGGGACGGTTCGCCTGCTATTATCTTTGGACGCAACGAAAACGGAGAGTTTATACTCACAGACAAAAGCGGATTCACAGCATCGGGATACGATGGCAAAGCAACTTCGGCAGATGGACTACAACAAATGCTAATGAATCGTAAAGGTGCAAGCAATCCAGACCCTGCCAAGGCAGCAAGCTACAAAGAATTTGCTGGCAATATGAAAGCTATATTTGACGAGTATGAAAGAGCAACACCCAAAGACTATCAGGGTTTCTTTAAAGGAGACTTGTTATACTTTACACCGCCAGACAAACGCAATGGTAACTATGTATTCAAACCTAATATCGTTGAGTATGCAGTAGACGTAAACAGTGACTTAGGTAAAAAGATCGGCGCAAGTAAAACTGGTGTTGTTATTCACAGACAAGTACAGCCAGACGGCACAGAGACACCCTTGCAGGATCCTGATATCTTCTTGGGCAATGAAGTACTTGTTGTGCCTCCTGTTACTGCTGAACGAGCACCACAAGTGCCACATGCCGCCTTAAACAAGTTGGAACAAGTTATTAAGAAAGATGCCGCTGCTATTGACAGTTTATTAGATCAAAACAAATTACGTCAGATGCAGATGTCAGATTTCTCTAAAATCCTTTATGCTTACACTAACAGCAAAGTAGACACAGGACTAAGCGGACTTGGATCAGATTTTGGCAAGTGGTTAGAAACTGCTAAAGTAAGTGACAAAAAGAAAGCTAAGATTGCCGAGTATATCAACAGTAACCAAGCTGGATTTAGTGCATTATGGGAAACAGTAAACACTATTATGATGGCGAAAGATCAGGTTATTGCTGACATTGATGCACAGGGCGGCACTGTACAGCAGAACATAGGTGGACAATCAGGCGGCGAAGGGTATGTATTAGCACACCCTGAAGGTGATATTAAACTAGTGCCAAGGTCCACGTTTAGTGCGGCCAACCGTGCAGTAAAACGATAGGAAAGATTGCAATGTTTGAATTTTTACGAGAAGAATTAACTGAAGCCAAATACATGCGCACTCCCAGAGATACAGTGGGTCGCAGTGAAGATAATATTGCTCAGGGTTTCTTTGAACATCTATTAGTGCTACAGCAAATGCGTTTTGAAAACCCAAGCTGGGCTAAAAAATATGCCAAGGATACCCTGCGTTTTATGAACTTTAGTAATGTAAGAACTGGTGCAACAGACCTACATAACATGGCTGCTATCTTAAATAATCCCAGTAAGTTTGCTGATAAACTTGGTGGCATGGGCGATGTTTATTTTGATGAATTATCTTTTAAACGTTATTTGAGAAACATTGTTAATGACAAATTTGTACCAGGGCAAGACCGTGCTTACTTTTTAAAATCACAAAAAAATCTAGGCATTAAAAACAGTTTACTTAAACAAGCCCGCCGTATTATGAGCGACTATGGTGCAAGTAGTCCAACTGAACGATCAAGTGTGAGCATGCGTCTTACTAATAGTTTTAGACAAGACGGCAAGTACCGCAGTGATTTATTTAAACCGTATGCATCGACGGTCAAGAACAAAAAACTTGTTCCTGTAGAGAAAAAAGGCATGGGTTTAGCGGCGAAGACTGCTATCGGAATGGTAGGCGGCTTTGGTATAGGATATGCAATCGGCAGGGGAATTTCAGCAGCTGACAAACCTAAGAAATAAAGGTATACAGCATAAATATAAATAAGCACAGTTAAACACTGATGCAAATAGACAAGGAATTATAAAATGGCCGTAAATACAGATTTCACAGGAAATGGCAAAGTCTTTAACGCACACGGTAAAGCACTTGCAATAACAAAATTAGCTAAAAACAATATGACACAAGCAGAACTTGATGCAGCAATTCGTTTCATCCAGCAAACCGCAACAGTGGTTGGTATTGCAGATGATACAACTGGTGGATTTAACACTGGCGCATCAGACGCAGTGCATGTACTAAGTGAAGGCGTTGCTCCAGAGGCAACAGCTGACTTTGGTATCGGCTCAACTGGCGTCACTTCGAGTGTCGTAGCGTATTTTCAAGAATAGTTAACGATATAAGGTAAATTTAAAAAGCACTGTTTAACGGTGCTTTTTTTATGACTTCAAGATAAATAAGTGTAAGGTCGTAATAAAAGACCCAAATTTTTAGGAGAAATAAAATGGCAAGTATCACTCGTGTTAACGGTGGTGTTCACAAGCAGGGTTCAGCACAAGCTGGAGCAATCTCAGCTGATGAACTAGTAATCCAAAATGGTCCAGAGTTGGACTTCTTTAAAATCATTGCTACCAATGGTTCAAGCGAAGTAGTCGATATTCGTGCAGAGCTAGAGGTTGGCGAATCAATTGAAGCTATGTTTTTCGCAATTCAGACAAAAGCTAACATTGAAATGTACCAAGTAGAAGGTGACACAACTGGTCAAGTATCAGTAGCAGTTTACCCTGCAGGTGCATGGACAACATCAACACTACAGACAGCAATCCGTGCATTGGGTGCGTCTGTTGGAACAAACACAGTAGACTTGAGTGGAACCGCAGTTACATCTAGCGGACTTGAGTTTGTTTAATAATTAAAATTTTTATAAAGGAATAAAACAATGGCAGGCGTAGTACAAGTACACCCATTCGTAGACTACTCAACAGGAACAAGTTTCTCTGGCAAAGGTTTAATTCAGTTAACTGTAGATTTGGCAGTTAATGGAACAAACTTTGCAACAACAGAAAATGGTCCTCTTGATTCAGTAAGAGAAGTAATTAACGAGATTGAAAAAGTAGCAACAATCCTTGCAATGAGTTCAATCAGAAGCGACGGCGCAAACGCTGGTCAGGTTTTCGATGTTATCCTTGAAGGTAATTTCGGAAGTGACGACTATAATGGTGATAGCTCAGCTACAACATTAGCAGCTCAGCTACAAGTTAACATCAGATTGCTAACAGCAGCTGGTGAGAACGACGTTAACTTGAGTTCAGCAACAGTTATTGATCACGCTGATGCTCCAACATTCACAGTTAAATAATTAACTGTAGAATAATATTAAAAGCGGTGTTTTCGAGCACCGCTTTTTTTATGAGTTAAATACTAGTGTACAATAAAGAACAGTGAATGCAATGATTGAAGAAGATTATGAAGCATGGGAAGCATATCCTCAGTACAGATGGGTGTTTAATAAACTAGAACTATCCATGAGATTAGGATATGATTGCGGCCCAGCCTGCGTTCCCATTAAAAATGCTGGCAATTATATAATACGTCCAACATACAACTTGTATGGAATGGGTATTGGTGCTCATAAAAAATTTCTTAATCCCAGCATACATGGCGAAGAAATGATACACCATAAACACATTCCGCCTGGGTATTTTTGGTGTGAGTGGTTCGACGGGAATCACCAAAGTGTAGACTTTATAAAAGATAATAATCACTGGGTTCCTTTTCATGCCATGACCGGCAAACACGAAGACAAACACAGTCTTACTAAATTTATTGAATGGGAAGTAACAGAGCCAGAGATAACCTTGCCTGATTGGTTGCACGACATAACAACAGAAAAATATTTGAACGTGGAGACGAGAGGTGGCAAGATCATTGAAGTGCATCTCCGTAGTGGAAATGATGTACT